AGATACCCATCATGTTCAATAACAATAGGAAGACTTGTTTATAATAAATATTATAAAGATCATATGTGGAATTTAAATAATTATAATATAATTAATAAACGTCGTAATGAATTTATTAATATGGCAAAAAAACATAAAATAAAAATTTTAAATAAAACATTCTTTGTACCTTTTATTTATACTAATAAAAGTGTCAAATGGTGGATGAAACATTTTAATGTTGAAACTAGAAAAGGTAGTGATTTTAATGATACTAATGATAATAGTCGCTTTAATTTGATGATTAGTCAAGATTATTGGGAAGAATTTATGAGGAGATTTAGTTTGTATCATAATACTTAATAAAACTAACTAAATAAAACTAACTATTATTCATCTTTTTTTATTATATCTATGATTTGATCTAATATTTTGTCATTTATAATACCATTGCTATGATGACCATCATATAATAAAAATTTAATATTATATTTTTTTATTTCTTTTTTAGCAATATTATAATTTACTATAATATCTTTGGTTGCAAAAAACATATAAATTCTATCATATAATTCAGAATTAACATATTGATTAAGTGATGTATCTGTTCTACCTACTTGTAAAAACACATTTATATCAGTAAATATAAATAATTTATATAACAAAGGGACATTTTTAACATTATTTTTATTAAATAAATAAACTGATTGCGGCATTAATGACATAAGACAAGGAGATTCTATCAAATAAAACTTATTAAATAATTCTTTATTTAGATTATATAATTTTTGACTAATAAATCCTCCATAAGAATGTGCAATCACATTTAACTTTTTAATTTTATTTTGTCTTAAATAATTTTCCAATCCAATTATCATAAATCTATCATCATAATATTCAAATTCATATATTGAACTTATATTTGGTATTTCCATAAAAATTATATTAAAATCTTTAAATTTTAATAATAAATTATAATAATTTATTAGACCTATACCAAAGCCATGAATAAATAAATAATATGGTTTTTTTTCATCATTGATTTTATTCCTTATAAATTTAATATGAGTAATATTATCATAATATATATCATAATCCAAATATTTCACATATAAATTAAATATTTGTCTTAAACCTATAATTACTAATATCATAATTTGTGGTTTATATGATATATCATAAGTACATAGACCAGGAACTCCATTAAATGATTTATCATCAGATCTTGTAAATTCTATACCATATTTTTTTTCAATTTGACTAATTATAATATCATATTCTTTTTGTGTAGTTTCTGAGATTTTTCTATATCTACCAAAAATAAATGAATTTAATATCATACTTAATTCATAATATGTTAAATTTTTTGTCTTCTTTGCCACGAATAATCCAAGTTGTTTAAAAAAAAATTTATCATTTAATATTTTTTCCAAATATAATTTTGTCATTTTTTCATTATTTGCATCTGGCATACGAATTTGTTTTATTCTTGATAGTCTTTGCTTATACTGATAATATTTATAAAATTCATATATACAATATCCTATTAATGAATATATAAAAAATAATATGTGTGTAATTGTGTGTGTCATTATATTAATACTATAATATTTTTTATATTATAATGGCTGACAATGTCATGCTATTATAATTTTGTTTAACAAATTACAACTAGACTAAATCAATATCAATTCAATAATATGATTTAACAAAAAGTTGATAAAAATTTTTATTGATAAATTTGATTATAATAAAATTAATAACCTATAATAACATGTCTACTCTAACTAATACAAAAATACAACAACTACAACAACTAATAAAATACAATCAAACTCAGAATCAAAGTCAAAATCAGAATCAAAGTCAAAGTCAAAATCAGAGTCAAAATCAAACTCAGAATCAAAGTCAAAATCAAACTCAGAATCAAAGTCACAGCCTCCTCTGGCCATCCATTGTAAAACCGATGAAAATGTAACCAATTTTACCGAAGCTATCGAATTTTATAAAATTAAATTTTCTAATCAAATTAAAAATAATGTGAAGTTTATTAAAAATAAGCTCGAAATGGGACAATATATTATTAATCCTAGAACCGGATATGTGCAAGATTCTTACATGATGCGTCATGATTATAATATCAATGAGAATAATTGTGTATCATATATAGATGGTGACAAAGAACGTAATATTAATATGGCGAAATATTTACTCAAACAAGATTTTTGTGATGATATCATATCACATTATAATAAACATGGTATTCATTGTGAAATTTTTGACACAGGTTATGACAAAAAAAGTCGTAGATACAGAAATGTCAATCTCAAGTTTAGCTTGGCTTAGACTGCATTTTCACTAACAGTGTCCCATGGAGACAGGCTATAGGCTTAGCTAAAAACCTTTATTTTATCAAGTCAATTGTACTGACAAAAAGTTGAATTTATTTTTTTTATAATGAATCTTAAGATCTACTTATGAAAAGATCTCGATGGAATACATAAGAAACATGTCAAATTATAATAAAATACAATTTACCGATTTACAGAATCAATTAGCAAAGCTGTTGATTCAAAAGAAACTACACAAAAAGTTGATTATCGTTAATTTTTTAAACGTAGCCATTGGACTAATATCTAGTTGGTTATTATTCCAAATATCTATTGGTGAGCTCAAACTAATCTATCCGTATGTTTTTTTGGATATTTTTCATACTATGATTGATTCTACTTATATCCTTGATACCAATACTGAAATTGCGAATATAATCAGATACGAGTTTAAAATCAATGCAATTACTCAATATAAAAATCTAAGTTTTGATTCAAAAAATAAGGCATTAGCCGAAACTTTTTATCAAAAAATGATACAGGCATCTGATTCTTTTTATCAACTTATCTCTTGGGGTATTCCAAATATTTTTAAATTAATTGGATCTTTCATTCAGTGTTTGATTATTTTCTACTTCAAAAAATTATCTATACCATTCGGTTTAATTTTAGTAATCAATCTTATCGCTTACTACAAATATATAAAAAATAAGCAAAAGGATTTTTCTGATTGTATCAAAACTACTAGAGAATCTAATGATAAAATAAGAAGTTTGGTTAATATCTCTTTACCAATGTTTCAATACAATGAAAAATCCCCAGAATATATTACGAATCTAACTAATACTATTGATCAATCTTGGTATAATGTTGATAATAAAATGAATCACATTATGACCATCACCAGAATTATTAACAAACTCGGTATTATTATTATTAGTCTGGGATTTAATGAATCTGTTAGCGGTTTCCTTCTACTAGTTAATACATTTGGTAGTCTTAATAGTTCTATCTCTAGTTTAACTGCTTTTATGAGCCAAAATAATAGATATGAAACAAATTATGATTCTTATATTAAGTTTTTCAAAAATCTTAATTATCAGGAAGAACCTGAAAAATTTGTTCTGCCACAGACTATTACAATTAAATCCATTAATATTAATCATGGAGGATTCAATATGTCTTTTGGACCAAATATTTCCTCACTACAAATATCAATAGGTCATAAGATTTTGATTAGAGGTCGAACCGGACACGGTAAATCTACCTTTATTAATGCATTAATGGGAAAAATTAAAGGAATCGAATTTGATTTGGCCACACCAGAAAACTATTTTCATTCATATGTTGAAATGTACCAAAATATTAGAGAAAAATTACCGACTTCTAGTATCAGTATTCGTAAAATTTTTGATGATGATCCAAATGATGATTTAATTATTAGGTGTTTAAAACCATGTTTTCCAGATGATGATTTAGATAGAATATTTTCAAATCTTATAAAAAGCCATACAGATAAAGAAATATTAGATAATGCAGATAAAGAAATATCAGATATGCCAAATAAAAAAATAGATCCTGATAATGCAGATATAAAAATAGATGAAGATTATGATATTGAAAAAGGTATATGTATGAGTACTGAAAATTCCAATTTAATTGATAATCTAAATAATCCAAATTATCCAAATGATCCGAAAAAACCCAATGCATTAGATGTTGATATTGCTGAAAGAATTTCTGGTGGAGAAAAAACTAGATTGGCATTAGCTACTCGAATATATCAAATGATAACTAAACCTGATAAGCATATTTTGATTTTAGACGAACCAGAGCAAGGGTCTGATCCTGAAGTAGCAGTTAAAGTAATTGGTAATATTATTAGAATGTTCCATGATAGAACAATTATTATGATTAGCCATATTTGTGAATGTCAATTAAATGCTCTCAAAATTAAATGGGATCATAAATTAAGTATTAGTCGTGGTAAAATTGATCTTTTATAAATATTCTAAAGAGCATCTATTAGAGATTCTAGGTTATCATCTTGTTAACCTAACATTTCTTTTTCCGTTTATCATGTATTTTTTTCCGTTCATCATGTATTTTTTTTTCAAATACAAAACCAATAAGAGCTAATTTATGTAATTCACCTGTTTTATCATTTTGTAGATCTTCATCATATATGTGTTTACTATTATATTTTCCAAAATTTCTATATTCATTTATGTAATACGACATAAAATTTTCTATAATTATTTGTTGTTCTTCGTCATAATTATTTTCAATATAATTTAGAAATTGACTAAAAGTTTGAAAATTATCCATTATTATTTTTATTTATTATAATATGAAATCTATTGTTTAAGTTAACCAAAAGATATTAGCAAGATTTTTTTACTTAATTTGCATAATCAATCATATACTAAAAATTGAATATTCAACTTTATGATCTAATTCCATATCTTAATGATCCAATAAAAAAGTTTAATATGTCTAAATTAATATCAAGTATATGTATTTTTTTCTCAATTTGCCAATTTAGTATTGGAATTTGGGAAGCAACTGTCGCTGCAAGTAATGCTCATTATAATAATGATAATGCAAAAAATCAGGAAATGTATGCATTCGCGATTACCAAATCATGTTGCAATATTTTGAGTGCAATTGTTTTGTCATTTACTGGTGCAATTTTATGTTGTATTGATCCTGATTTAATATCAGACAACAATAATAATTCTAATTCTAAGAATGGATTATTTCAAGTAATTTGTTTTGGAACCAGTATATGGGGATTGGTTAGATTTTTTGGACCAGGGTGGGATGACAATTTAATTCAATCTTATAAAGATGTTTTAATAGTTGAGATGATATTCTTTTTCTCAGTTATTGGATTAACATTTATTGCAATTTGCACTGCATGCTGTGGTCTATGTTTCATCAAAGAGGATAATGAAAGTAAAAATAAAATAAACCAAATTACTGATTTTGATAGACATTTAGATATAAATAATAGTGAAAATCAGCATACTGGTTCTACAAATACTGATTTTGATAAACATTTCGGTATAAATAATAGTGTATAATAATTTGATTTAGTTTTTGATTGATTTTTAATTGATTTTTAATTGATTTTTAATTGATTTTTAATTGATTTTTAATTGATTTTGATTGATTTTGATTCAATATAAAAATAATTATCCTATGATATTTAATTATGAATACTATTGATATCATTTCAGCAAATTGTAACCAGGGGCAAAGAAAAATTGGCGTTATGAATGGACCAGTTATTATTTCTAATATTATTAATGAAATAATTAATAATAAGATATCAGTAAGAGATTCAAATTCGGATTCAGATTCGAATTCAGATTCAGATTCAGATTCAGTGAGAGATTCTGATTCAGATAAAAGTACCAATATAAATAATACAATTATACCGAATAAATTATTTAATACTATTAATGGTTATAATTTGCTATTTGTTTCACATTTAAACATGCTTTCTAAATTTTCTTTATATGATAAAAAATCAAATCCTGTTATTACCTTAGGCGGTGATCACTCTATTGGTCATTCTACTGTCAGTTCATCACTTTATAAATTTAATGATGATCTACTTGTGATTTGGATAGATGCTCATGCTGATCTTAATACACATGAATCATCTATTTCAAAAAATACACATGGTATGCCAGTTAGTGGCTTAATTGGCTTAGAGCCTAATTGGATTAGTAATTCTATACCTATTCTAAAGCCTAAAAATTTAATCTATTTTGGGATTAGAGATTTGGACCAAGCTGAAATTAATTTTATTAAAAAAATGGGTATTAGATCATTTATGCATTTGGATGAGATAATTAAGTACTTGAATGAAATTAATTTATCTAGTAAAAAAATTCATATATCTTTTGATATAGATTCATTGGATCCATCTTGTTTAAATTCAACAGGAACATTAGCAAAAGGTGGATTAGAACCATCAGATATTGTTGATTTGTACAAATACATTCAATCAAAAACTAATATTGTAGCATTAGATATAGTTGAATTAAATCCAGATTTGGGAGATTTAGAATTGAGCAAATGCACATTACGAGAGATTTTAGAAGATATTTTAGTCTAGGTATTAATTCAATTAAATAGATTTAATAATTTACCATCAATTGCAAACATTAATAATTTACGATCTTTATATATGATATCATGTAAAATTTCAAAAAAATCTATACTAAATGGGATTATACCATAACTCAATAAAAACCAACGAATGACAAACATTGATTTAATATTAATATCAATATTAAGAGTCGTTCTCGTTTTTAATAAATTATGATAATTACTATTGGGATTATTTATACATCCAATCATCTCTGTATAAATTGCACTTGATTTTAATTCTTTATAAAAACTTTGTGTAAAAACTTCATTACAATTTGGCTTTAAATACCCAACTGCATTAAAAAGAGAACTCTTTGAAACGTCTTTTAAATCTTTACTTATAAATGCAGAATCCATATTTATGTGTTCTTCGACATCTATCAAATACTGGGCTGGACACAATGAACATACACCCTCAAAATTTATAATTAGACTATACATTATGCTACTAATTCCTTTGCAAAGATCAGATTTAGAATTTTTGCATGCACACAATGGACACCAACCATTGTGTAAAATTTCATTATGATCTAAATTATCATAATCATAATGTGGTATTAGATGGGTAATCTTGTTGAAATTATTAGTTGGTGGCGGAGGATTAATAGTTGGTGGCGGAGGATCAGTTGGTGGCGGACTAACAATTGTTGGCGAAGGATCAGTTGGTGGCGGACTAACAATTGTTGGCGGAGGATCAGTTGGTGGCGGACTAACAATTGTTGGCGGTGGATTAACAATTGATGGATTGATCTGATTAATAGTTGGCTGTTCAGTTATTTTATTATGAATATAATCTACTGTTTTAATAACCATCTTAATAACAAAATTATCAAACTTATCAAATCTGTCTTCAAAATTATAATTTGTTTTATTTTCATCTATTTTGCCAATGTGTTGTTTCATAATATTAATCTTATCAGAACTATTTATAATTATGATGTACTGAATCATAATTATAAATATATTAAATACAAAACCTGTCATTTTGAAACGTTGGGCCATATTGTTTTGAAACATCTTAGATTAATACTTTATATTTGGTTTGGTTTGGTTTGGTTTGGTTTGGTTTGGTTTGGTTTGGTTTGGTTTGGTTTGGTTTAATCAAGTCAAGTTAAGTTATAGATTATAATTCTCCTAAGTTTATTAAATATTTTCAATTTTTATTAGTGCTTTGTTCAAAAAATGTTTTTTCCAAATTCATTAATACCTATTTATAAAAAATATATAAGCATAATTTTATAATAACCTACGAATGAATTCTAAACAAAAATATTTAAAATACAAAGCTAAGTATTTAGAATTAAAAAATAATCTTATTGGTGGAGAATGCAATCCAGAACCAAGATTGACAGATATTGAGTTATTCACACAAGAAAACTATGGAATGAGAAATCCTAATCAAAGAATTACTATTGCTGGTGACTGTTATTTTCTTAATGAAATATATCAATGGATTTTTACACAAAATATACCATATTCTATGGATCCTAAAATGACTAGTCCTTTAAATAGAGCTATTATTACTAGAAGTGAACTAGAAAGACTAATTGTCGCATATTTTGAACAAAATCCAAATGGACCATTTTTAATACCTGGTTATCAATCATTTAATGATATGATTACACGTGCTCGTAATATTGCTACAGTAGATATTGGACCAGCTGAAGTAATTAGACTAACAAGATTAACAGATGGTATTATTACTATAGGTGTAGAAAGAGAAAGAATACTAAGAGAAGAAAGAATACTAAGAGAAGAAAGAGAACCAAGAACTATAAGTCGTGGCAGATCAGTTATACCTGATAGTGCTTTTGCTCCAAATAGATTGACTGAAATTATTATACCTAGGACAAATCAAATAGATAATACCATTATTTTTAATAGATATAATACAATTAATACATCTAGATCAAATACAATTAATACATCTAGATCAAATACAAATAATAGAATCAATACATCTAGATCAAATGATACAATTCTTCAACCATCACAAATAGAAAATATAAGAAATACAAATCGTATAATATATAATTCTGATCGTATTATACCAAATTATGATAATATTTAATTCTAATTGTATAATACGTAATAAAATAAGAATATTTATGATTAAATTATAAACAAACTATTAAGTAAGTAATTCATTAATACTTAATTATAAAAAAATATATATAAGTTTATTTTTATAACAACCTACTAATGAATTTTGAACAAAAATATTTAAAATACAAAGACAAGTATTTAGAATTAAAAAATGATCTTATTGGTGGAGAATGCAATCCAGTACCAATATTAAGTGATATTGAATCAATTTCACAGGAAAATTATGGATCAAGAAATTCTAATCAAAGAATTACTATTGCAGGTGATTGTTATTTTATTAATGAAATATATAATTGGATTTTTACACAAAATTTACCATATTCTATGAATCCTAAAATGACTAGTCCTCTAAATAGATCAGCTATTACTAGAAGTGAACTAGAAAGACTAATTGTCGCATATTTTGAACAAAATCC